CCACCGGATTGGTAAACTTTGGGGTTGCCTTCGCCTTGCCCGTGGTAATGTCCTTCATGGACTGGGAAAGGAGGCGAGAGAGGGGACCTTGATTCTGGCTCATTTGCTAGGATGGTTAGGGGAAATTAAGAAAGTATGATCGCCGGGAACGGCATGGTCTGGAAGAAGGGCTATGTGAACTCGACCGGGGTCTACACCCAGTAACTAACGGGGAGGCAAAATCTTGAGGGGGTCGTGATACCGACCATCCTTGTAGAACCGCACGTCTAAGTGGTTTCCAGTGCTGACGCCGCCCGTAGAGCCGACCTTGCCAATCACCGTGTTGTTGCCTACTTGGTCGCCAACCTTGAGGGGACTGGCCGACTGCATATGCAGGTACTTGGTTTCGTAGCCGTTGGGGTGGCGAATTACAATGTAGTGCCCGCCTCCGTTGGCTTGATAGCCGACCCGTGCGACCGTGCCTGCCCAAACCGGGCGAATCGGGGTCCCGCCGGGAACCGCAATGTCAAGCCCGTTGTGGTTGGTGGAGGCCCCGCGAGTCGGAGCGCGTCGAGGCCCAAAACCCGACGAGATACGACCGCCTGCTACGGGCCACTGGGGCTGGGAGCGAAACGTGCCGCTACTCTGGGCGGCACCTCCCACGTTCACGGTGTTACCAAACATCCCGGTGACATAATCTTTGCCTCCGTTTAGCCCGCCAAGGGAAAACTTTGGAGCGTCAAAGCCGAGTCCTTCAATAGCCTTTGCAGCGGCCATAATGTCCTTGTTTACCACCGTAAGGTCCTTTCTGAGACGGGCCACTTCGGCTTGTGCCTCGGCTTCATTCGGGGTGTCCTCCGCAAGAGTCAATGCTTGCAGGGCTTTTTCTAGTTGGTCCCCAAGAATCTTCGCTTGCGCTTGCCGAGCGTCAAGAAGTTTTTCCGCCGCCGTGAGCGTAGCCTGTCGGTCATTTGTCCGTGTGGACTCATTGAACTTCTGAACTGCGAGCCCGTGCTTCAGCAGGTCTAGCGCGTAATCGTCGTTGGTGGCTTGAGCTAAACGGCGGGTGTAATCAGCGCGGGCTGAAATGTAGTCAATGTTTGCCAGGGTCGCCTCAATGTCCGCCAGCCCTTCTTTGACCCTAATGGGAAGAAGTTCCAGCGTTTCTCTGGTCTTGGCTTGCACCTGCTCGTTCTTAAACCAATCCGACTGGACGGCGGCATACGCATAGTTCCGCGCATCCTCCGGCGTAAAGCCTCGCTCGATCAGTTTTGCCTCAAGACGGGGCAACGCTACGGACGGGTCCTTGTAAACCAACCTATCCATATCTGCTTCGTCTTTCAGAAGTTGAAGGGCAAGTTTGGTTTCGTTGTTCATGCCCGCGACCTCTCTTTTGCCCTGCACCGTCATAGCCGTGCGCTGGGTTTGTTGGGCCTCAGCGTCTAGGTCAGACACAAGACGGTCGAAACTCCGGACGTTCTCAAGAGCCCGGTCCATCCGCTTGTTCTCAAGGTTCACCTCATCCGAGAGATTCCCGGTGGCGCGTTGCCACATAAGGCCCCATTCCTGCTGGTCGTTGGCGAACTGCTGGTTGTTGAGTTGTTGTTGCCGCGCTTGCTCCTCTTGCTGGAACCGGAACGGGGTCGCCAAACTCTCAAACGCTCGGTTCGGTTGCAACAGGGCCGCAAGGCCCGCCACACCCAGTTGAGCCTCGTTGGGCATACTGAGCTTGGCCTGCTCGGCTAGTTCAGGACGCTCGGCAAAGAGTTGTTCCAGAGCCGCCTTCGCCGCCTCAATCCGGGCGTACTCAGGCTTCATTTGGTCCTCAAGTTCTTTGCGGCGCATAGATAATACCGCCGCCAATTCCGATACCTTTTGAGTTGGGTTAGCGATGAAGTCACCTACGCCGATGTCCTTAGACTTGGTAGCCCTTCGGTTCTGGACCGCAATCTGCCACGGCTTTGCGTTGATCTTGGGGACCTGCTGAACCGCGTCGTAAGACAGGTCCACCTGCGGAGGGGTAGCAGGGAACGGCTTGCTGGGCGCAAACTGGTCCTTGCGGGGGGCGGCAGGAGCCGTAGCGGAAAACTGCGGGGGCTCCGCCGGGAACTGCCGGGGCTTGGGCGTGGGCTTATCCATTCTGGTAGGTGTTTAAGCGAATTGCGGAGAACCCGCTTGGTTCGGCGTCAGCACAGAAACCATGCCCTTAGCGGTCTTGCGCTTCGTCGGCAAAGACGACGTATTCTCAAGAGCGTTGTTGCCTTGAGAGCGGTTCAGGAACGGCATTATGCCACCGAGGAGCGAACCCAAGTCAGACTGGTTCGCCATTGACATATTGTAGTTGTTGGCTCCGAGGTTGAACAGTCGGTTCGCCGCCGCGCCTTCCATCCCCGCAACCCGGTTCAGAATCCCGCCTTCCGCGTTGCTAAGAAGGTTGAGCATCATCAGCGGGCTTTGCTGGCGGAGTTGTTCCGCTTGCTGGTTGCGCTGGTTGAGTCCTTGTTGCATCGCCGCTTGGAGACGGGTGCCCGGTTCCGAGTCGCCCGGTCGGTAGCCCATCGTGCGGAACGCGCCCGCCGCATTGTCAAGCATCCGCGCCTGGTTGCGGGCAAAGTCAGCGTCCAGCCGGGAGACTAGGCGGTTGGCATCGTACACCCCGGAGGTAATGGCGTCCTGAGCAATCTTGTTGCGCTGCTCAAATTGTTCCATCAGCCTAGCGGCAATCGCGCGTTCTTTCTCAGCCGCCGCGTTGCTCGCCGCCGTCATCTGGTTGCGGGCGTTACGCGCATCCCGTTGGGCCGACTGCTGACCCAAAATCCCGCTGACGAGTCCAATCCCGCCAAGCACCTGCCCAAAGTTGATTCCTGCCATAGTCTTTACTGGTTGTAACCCTTCCCGACGGCCCGCTCCTCGATCTCAAGAAGTTGGACGCCTGCCTGTGCCTCGGTTACGGTGAGGCGGTAACGGTGAGATTGGCCCATAGCAAATTGGCCAAATCGCTTGTATTTGTCGTTGGCGGCAATCGTAATTGACTGCCCTGACGGTTCGCGGTCGGTGTACGCCGTGACGGTGACGGCTTCGGAGTCCGTCTGCCGTTCCACCCTGGCCCGGAATGCTCTGCGGCGAGTGCCAAGGAACTCCCCGCTCTCCCAGTACCGATCCGCCGGGACGTTGCCCCCGTCATCCCGCCCGGTCCCCGCAATCAGGGCAAAGTTCGTACTCTTACGCCGCTCGGCTTCGTAGAGCGAGCCCGTAGACTTGAGGCACCGCAGGCCGTGTTCCTGCCGCGCCGCCCAGTCCGTTAAGGTGCCCGTCGTGATGTTGTAGGTGTAGAACTCCCACGCGCGGCCCTTGTTGAAGATGTTCTTGCGCCGAAGCACCATCGCCCGGTTCTCATAGCAAACCCAGAGCGCGTCGTCCCGCTGATCGTGGAAGATGTAAACCTTGTCCACCGTGGGGGCGGTGCTGGCAAAGAGGAAGGTCTTGAGCTTGCCCCGAACCCCTGCCGTCAGTTCTTGAAGCGCGTGGGAGGGTTCTCCGGTGTCAAAGCTCGCCTGAGCAACTACGAACCAAACCGACTCCGCATCCTTGGAGACGTAGGCCACACCCTCAATCCCGTTCTCGGAACGCCACTGGCAAGCCGACCGCAACCCCAGAGTTCCAAGGGCACCCGGCACCCGGCGCGGGGGAGTCAGCTGGTACGGCTTCGGACCTGTCTGGACGTACACGCCCTGCCCGCCCAGGATGTAGAGCGAGGAGTCCGTACCAACCATGCTCACGGGCTGGTCTGCAAAGTTGTCCGAAAGCGTGAAGGTGGCCGCGCGGTTCTGATCTTCGGGGAGGTCACCGCCGCCCGCGTCGTCACTGGTCGAAGCCAGGGCAAAGGGAACGCCGACCCGCGAGTGCTTGACGTTAGCAATCCCGCCCGCGTAGCCCCACACCATCCACTGACGGTAAGCCGCCATGCAAACCGGGGTTCCTACCGCCGTGTAGGTGCCAATCCCTTCTTCCCGCAGGGTTAGTTCCCGCAATTCTTCGTAGGTGTAGGGAATCTCGTAAGTGCCCGCGCCCACCGCGTCCACGTCTTGCACCCCCATCAGGCGCATGGTGTAACTCGTTGCCGTCCCTTCGTCCATGAACGCGACGTAGTAGCGGATGTGGGATACCCCTGCTGCGGCCTGTAGGGTCGTTACCTGCGCTTCTGGAATCGTCAGGGTAACTACGTTGCCCAGGAACGTTGCCGTTGCTGTAGGGGCAAAGTAGCGGCTTGCATCCTCAATGCTGATATTGACCTGCTCGGAGAAGGTGGGGGTCACCGCCTCCACGTCGTACTCCTCGTTGTAGGCCACGGCCCCAAACCGGATGCCCACCGTGTCCGGCGTGGTGATGGACGCACCCACGGCTTGAACCGTGATTTGGGAAACGGAGAAGTCGGTGTCCCGCTGGGCCGCGCTGGACGCTACGCCGTTGTCCCAGTTGGCCGGGAGGCGAATCTGCAAGTACCGGGAGTCCGACCACTGAGCCCCGCGAGAGGCTACGGGAATCTCAAGGATGAACCGATACGAGTACCGCCCCGACTCGGAAACAATGGTCTGAACCGCCCCTGTAAGTTCTACGGTGTTGGCCGCGTTGTCAGTCAGCCAAATACGAGCGTTGCCGGAACCAATAGCCCAAGGCCAATCGTTTGTCCCGCCTTGTTGCCACCGCTCAAAGTCGTCCCGCTCAAGCGTGAACTGAATCCCAGTAGCGTTGGACCAATCCTGAATCCCGGCGGTGGCCGCGTTCATGTCAAGGTCGAAGTCGTACCAAGTGTAGAGGATGCCGCCGTTGTTGGCGTCAACGACCACCGATGAGCCGGACACGCTCCCGAACGACGTAGGGCACACGCCGGAGCCGCCGTTATCGGCAAAGCCCCCGCCCGTGAAGCCAGCCCAAGAGAACGTGGTCCCCGTAGTGCTGGTGTCCCCGCTTTCCGTTTTCTCGAACGTGAGGCGCGGGTAGTTGCCTGTTAGAAACTGGTTGGGTTGCCCGGGGTCCAGCAAGGACCAAGACGTGTTGTTCCCGATCTCGTGACGGTAGACCGCGCCGCCCGGTCGCAGGTACAGGGCTTTCCCGTTGAAGTTCTCCCCAATCCATTCCGCGCTCGTAAGCGCAAGGGGAGTGCCCCCGTTTGTAATCTCGGTGCCCACTCCCGTGTCTACATGAATAGAGAACGGCTTGACGGATCCGCCCGAGAGCCGGAACCCAACGTACTCCTCCTTCTTGACATACGAGTTGTCGTAGCCGATAGCGAAGTGGAGCCCCTTAGGGGTGCCGGAGAAAGACGCCGCGACCTCACGGATGCCGTTACGGACCCGCACGGACCCATCCTCAAGCCGGACATTGTGCGTGTCGCCAGCAATCTCAGGGCTGAGAAGGGAACGGTCTACGCTTGTGAGCGCAGGGCGGAAGCCACGGATTACCATGCGGAGGAGATAGCGGGGCGGTGAGTCAGGTCGAACTGCTGGTTGGCAAGCTGCTTGCGTACCGCGTCAAGAGCGGCAAAGGACCGCTGGGAATAGGTTTGGAGGCGGCTCATCGCCGTGCCGTCCACAATAGAGGGCTCCGCTGCAAAGACCGCCGCAACGTAAGCAATAGCCTCATGCGCGTCCTCGGGGAGTTCGGGAACCTGAGAGTCCGAAGTCAGGGGAAGATAGAAGCCGTCGCCCGCCACAATCACGGTCGGGCTGGTTGCCCACGGCCTATCAAAGCGCAGGGTGTTGTTCTCCACCGCCGCAAGGATCGGGGTACCGCTGGTGGCAAACCGCCAGTTCGTGTCCCGCTCAAACTGAGGCATGGGAACGACCTGCACTTCCACCCCCGAGGAGACGTAGATACGGTCCACCGAGAGCATCGCGCGGGCAAACTTGGTCGTGTTGCCAAGGTCAATCTCTTGGTCCGGGCTGGTGATGGTGAGGTTCACCTTGGCGAACTTGGGGCGGATGAACCGGGCAATCTCACGCAGGGCGCGGTTTAACTGGGCGTCCAGGTCCGACGTGCTGGGGGAATCCCCGGCGTAGTTGTCTAAATCTGTAGCCAGGAGTTGCCCAAGAAGGGTCCGTAAGGTGGCGCGGGTCAAAGCGTTTTAAGGGTAATATATATGACGGCGGGACGCCTTCTGTTGAACCCAGAAAGGACGCCCCTAACCAAAGCGAACGCAAAGGGTTCGACGATGGCTAACAACACGATACCTGTTCAGGAGCGTTGGCTCCCAGTCCCCGGTTACGAGGGAATCTACGAAGTGTCCGACCAAGGACGTGTCAAGTCTTTGGCGAGGGTGATAAAGCGAAACTCGGGACGGGACAACCCGATCCCAGAGCGAATCCTCAAGCCCATCATGAGCCGCCGCTATCCGGCAGTCAGCCTTTACGGCCCGAATGGGTTTGCTTCGCCAACAATACACGCGCTGGTCATGCGAGCCTTTGTCGGCCCTATGCCAGAAGGGATGCAAGTGGCGCACAATAACGGCGACCGAAACGACAACCGATTGTGCAACCTGCGGTACGCGACCGCCATTGAAAACAACCTGGACAAGTTTGCCCACGGGACCGTGTTGCGAGGCGAGCAGATAGCCAATGCTGCTATTGACGACGAGAAGGTCAGGGCAATCCGCAAGATATACGCCGAAGGGCAATACTCTCAGCAATGGATAGCCGCCCAATTTGGGATCACCCAATCTACGGTATCAGCGGTTGTTCTCCGCAAAACATGGGCTCACGTTGATTAACCGGATGCCCCCGGCGATGGATTGTTCCATTTTCGGGGGCAAACATTGTCTTATCAGGACAATCCGGTAATTTTCGCCTGTCGCTTGGGGTTGAGACAAGCGACGCCAGCATAGAGGCGCATATGGAGAACTCGGGAGTCTTCACCCGCCGGGTCGTCCATGAGCGTAGCGGCCATGCTCTCCTTGTTCATGAAGAACTTCCAATCTTCTTCGTTCAGCAGGTACATATGACCCGAGAACGAGGTGTCAAGACCGGATTCCAGCACGAAGCGGGTTCCGTTGGCGATGAACGCCGGGTTACCCACGCTGTCCGCAGTCTGGTTCTGAGTGTAGAAGCCAGCCGCGATCACTTGACCGTGGAGCTTGGCGTGAAGGGCGGTCGGCAGAACACCGAGGGTCGGGTACTTGCCGCGAGCTTGCACCGCCGTTTGAGCGACAAGCACGTTGCCCGTGAGGTTGATAGCCGCAGCCGCGTTGGAAACATACGACTTGATGTTCGTATGGGCCGCGTCGGAACGGTCACCAATGTAGGTGTTGGCGTCGTCCACGATGTAGGGGAGACCCCCGAGCGTGGAACGGGCCTGGGTTTGGCTCGTGCAGAACTGGGTCTGCAACGTGTTCAGCATCCAGACGGCCACGCTGTCACGCACCGCCGTCAGGTAGTCGCCAGCCACGGCACCCGGCTCACCACCTTGGATGAGGTCGAGGTCGTAGTTGTCGAGGTCCCACTTCTTCGAGAAGTGAGTCATGTTGAACTCGGACGACAGGAACAGGTTGTTCATAGCGTCCCGCGAGCGAGCCGCGATAGCCGCAGCCTGGTTCGCAATCGTGCCGATGCTTTCGTTGGAAGCGGCGACCGGGAACATGAACTTCTGTCCATTGGTCCACTGCAACCGTTCCGCCGAAACGTAACCGTCCACGGCCTTGTCATTGACGGCACCGAGGAGAGCCCCGATTACGCCGTTGTGTTGCTTGGCGGCTTGCACCGCACGAGCGACGATAGATTTTGCGTTAGTCAGCGCGTTGTTATCAACGCGCGTTGCGCTTGCACCGAATGCCATTGTTTTTCTCCAATGGCCAACCGTGCGCGGGGGTTAGAAGGTGAACCCGTTGATGACGGAGGTGAGCGTGTCTGCTTGGTCCACGCCGCCTTGTTTCGCACCCTTCACTAGTGGGGGCATCTTCTTTCCGCCCCTCACCGCTTTGGCAATGCTAGTCTTGGCGCGGGGAAGGTACGTCAGGATCGCCGCCTCGTGAGGAGGGACGCCAGGACGGGCTTTCACCGCGACCACGAGTTCTTCAGCGGTGATCTCAAACCCAGGGACCTGGGATTGGAGTCGCGCGTTCACCGCTCCAAGTTGTCGTTGAGCGTTCTCCACCAAGGCCCGTTCGGCCTGTCGGTTGGTGTATTCAGCGACCATCTCCGAGAGAGCTTCGGGGGGAACCCCAAAGACCTCTGCAACGTCCTCCTTCGTCACCTTCGGAGCCTTCTGCGCCGGGGTGTCGTAGGGGTCGGACCAAAGCGACTCTTGCGGGCCGCTTCCATCCTCCTCCCAATCCCACTCACTCCGTCGAGTTTGCGGGGCGGATTGGTTGAACTGATGATCGGGAAAACGCTTCTCTGCGTCGGATTGGAGCAGGCTGATAAGTTCCGCTGTCCCTTCGGGAGTTTGGAGAGCCGCGTCCATCTGACGGAAAACCTTGAGGTTGTTGGCCTCACGGTTCAGAGCGACGACTTGGTTCTCGACGCGCTGGGCCATCTTGTGAAGCCCCTGGACTTGTTGTTTCCATCGGGTTTCATTGACCTGCGCCTCGGGGTCCAGTTCGGGGATGGTGTAGTCAAACTCAAACTCAAGCACGTTGTCGGGCTCGGTTTCGTCGGCTTCCTCCTCAATCTGGTCTAAGCCTGCTTCCAGCCAAGACTCATCTTCGACGGGTTGGCCCTCGTCGGCAGCGGTCTTACTGGCTTCGGCTTCCTCCTCCTCTACCTGCTCGGTTTCCGCAGGCTTGGATTCAGTTGAGAACCCCAAATCAAAGTTCGGGGGAGTGTCGGCGGTTACTTCCGCCGGAGTGGGTTGCTCGATCTGCTCTGGCGTTGTCGCCTGCGCTTCGTCGTTCATGGTGATTTATCCCGCTGTTGTCAGCGAGAAACTGGATTTCGGCGTCCGTCAGGTCACACTCAATCGCCATGCAGTTGAGAGAGGTCTTGGACGCCATGTATCGCCGCATCTCGGGAGTCCTGAGATACGGGTTCGTTTGGGAAAGGGGAGGCACTACTTGCGCTTGCGGCGGGGGGCTTGCCGTAGGGGCCGCTGGTCGGCACGGGCTTAGGCAGAGGGTAACCGCGCATCTTCTCGGCAACCTTGAGCCATTTTTCGTAGTCGTTGCGATCCCGACCGCAATACTCGCAGTTGGGTTGCTTCTTGAGCGGGGCTTCGCTGTGGTGCCCGCAACCGGAGCAATAAGGAACGGCAGGGATTCCAGCCATAGCCGCCCACCCGCAGAGGTTTACTAAATCGTCTGCCGCGCGCATCTTGGCCCTGCGCTTTACATCTGCGTTCAGCGCGTCACCTTTGAGCCCGAACGCCATTAGCGTAAATCCTCGTAGATTTTGCGAACCTTGACGTTGTGCCACTTGCCGCAGTAGTCGCACTGCCACGGGGCTCTCGGAGAATCCTTCGGCACCCAATCCCCATCGGGGTCCTTTGCTGTGTACCAGGGGGCCAGCGACCGGAACTCTTTAGGCGCGGAACACCCGGCGCACAAGGCAATGTGCTTCCACGGAAACATAGGGTCGCGGCGCACCCTTAATGGATGGTGAACAGTGTAGAACAGGCTCCTCGCCGCACCAGTATCAACGCGAACTGAGGGCGCGTACCACATCACGCAACCCCCGGAGCGGGCATCTGCGGGGCCATCGTTCCCGGTAACCCACCCATCATCGGCGGGGCCGCTTCTTGGGGCTGCTGCTGAATCTCGTCCTCAATCTGAGCGAACTCCGATTCTAGGCCAAGGTTCTGCATGAGTATCTTGAGGGCGCGTTGGGGCGGAATAAGTTGCCCTAGCGGGGTCGCGAGAACCTGCATGAAGTCCGCCGCCTTGGCCCGCTTGCGCTGAACACTCTGCTGAACCGTGAGGGCGTCCTGGTCCACCTGAACCCGCGCCTCTTGCTCAAAGAGTTGCGCCATCGTAAGCTCCAAGAGGTCCGGGTCATCCGAATTGATGGTGTAGGTTTGGCCGTCCCACTCCACTTCACACGGGGCGGTATCCCCAAGGGCAAGGCACCGACTCATAATGTCGGCAAACCGGGTAAGGAATAGAGCCGTCTGGCGCGACACGAACGCCTGGTTCATCTGCGACCGGGCGTCCAGCACCGAGATTTCCGTAGCCGAACGTTCACCGCTCATGCCCGAACCCCGGTCTAGGTCACTCATGCCAGAACTCTCTTGGAGCCGTTCTTCCAGGTATTGAAGCACCGTGAGGGACGTAGCCTCGATGGGGCTCTCTGGCACCCGGTTGAACGCAATGTTCGCGTCAGTGCCTTCGGTGGTGCGGACGAACCGCTGCTTCTTAGCCGCCCACTTGAGGTAATCCCGCTTGTCAATCTTCGAGAAGTCCACCACGTCCATGCTGTGGCCGTTGTTGGCCTTGTCCAGCATCGTGCCTTCAATTTCGTTGATCTGAATCTGACTCGCCATCTGTAGCCAGACTTGACCCACCGGACGCTGCATCCCCGGCAGGCAAAGGTGAACGTAGAACGCCACCGGGATACGGTTGCCCCACGGGTTGCTCTGGTGCTTCACCGGGCCGTACTCAAGCGGACCCGCAAACACGGCGTAGGTCGGCTCGTAGGCAAGACTCCCCTTGTGCCAATACTCAATCACCCGCACCACTTCCATGCTCCGGGTCATTTGATCGGTCACCAGCTGAGTCGTGCGCCCCGCCCCAATCGAGGGGTAAGTCGCCCGCGCCTCATCTTCGGTAAGGAACCGGGTCACCGCAACCCAGTCCGATTCCACCGGAGAGGGCGATAGCGGGTCCCAGGTGATGCACTGAGCGTTAATGTGAGACGTGCCCACTACCTGCTTGCCGTCTTGACCCAGGAAGCCCACCTGGACGCCGCCTACCCCAAGGTTGTAGCCGTCCCACCAGGCCCGCAGGTTGTCCTCCTGCATCTCCTGTTCTCGGTAACGACGCTGGAACGCACTCCGGCGGAACTCATGCTCCATCGGGTCGATATCATCCCAGGCCGGGAGAGGGTCGGAGCCCATCGTCCGAGAAGCCGCGATGACCGACGTGTTGAGAATCCGCAGGCTCTTGGCTAAGTTCTGGCGGCGAGGCGGTACGTCAGGGTACGAGGGAAGGTCTTGCTCCCCGTGAGGCCAGGTAACCGTAAACGCGCCGTCACTCTCACCGAGATACAGGAAGGACTGCTGCTGGCGCAAGAAGTCGTAGTAATCCTGCATCCCGTAGCCTTCCCGCAACTGGCGGCGGATCGTCTCAACTGGTACTCTTTTGGGCATCTCGTTCGATTTGGAGGGCGTTTGGTTGCGCCCAGTCCGGGGCACCCTTGCCGGGAACCCAGGTGTATTCGCTTAGGTCGTGAGTCTTGGCGTACTCCTCGGTCATTCGCGCCCCCATGACGATCTTCTCTCGCTCCGCTTCCGATTCCGGGTAACGGAACCTGTCCCCTAGCCCCCCAAAGAGGTGCATAGCCGGGACGGTGTAACGCCGCGCGGCTGTCTCCCCGCAAGGGCAGGGGTGCGACCCTAGTTCTTCCGACATGGAGCGGGTGACTTCAAACCACTGCCCACACGGACATTCATACAGGTAATCGGGCAATCCAGGTCTTGCGCTCGGGAATGGCGGCGTGGACCGCTTTGGCTTCGTCAATCTGGGCTTGGAACATATCCATAGCCGCTTGGTACTTGTCGCGGTGGTCCTTGGCGGCTTCGATGTTCATCTCTAGCGCAGCCTTACGGGCCTCGGGGTAGATGTCCCCTTGTCGCTCGTGACTGGTCATCTCACGCTCAAGCAGGTTCGTGTAGTTGTTCACCTGAGCCTGAGCCGCATCCCGCCCCATTCGGCGTTGCGCGTGCTGTTCTTCCAGGTTGCCGATGGTGGTGAGGATGGACTGACGGCGGGCGTCGGTGCTGGTGTCCCCCACGGTGACGGATTCTTGGTCCTCGGTGGTGACGGCGTACTCACCCATCGTCATAACCTGCCGAACGATGGTGCCTTGCAGGGAGAGTAGGCGTTGGGAGAGCAGGTAAGCAACCTCGGTCGGCATACCAAAGTCCACCTCAATGCGAGTCGTCTCGACCCGCTCGGGCTTCGGTTCGTCTACCTTGTCGGCCAGGGCTACCGCTTCGGCCTCGGCGGCGTTCTCGGTGAACTCCTCTGGAGCCAGGTCAAGCGTCGGTTCGGTGAGTTCAGGCATTACGGGTGTTTCCGCCTGAGTGGTCGGCTCCGCTGGTGCGGTCGCCTTGATGCCTCGGGGCATAGGTGGTGTTAGGTTGAAACTGTGGTGGCTAGTCGGCGGGCTTGTTGTCAAAGAACCCGTCCCCGCCTAGCCAGTCGTAGAACTCTTGCGGGGTGAGGTGGCCGACTACCATGTCTGTCTGGACCGGGGCCAGCCAATCCTCCGTCAAGACAAGGATGGTGCCGCTGCCATCCCACCCGGACGACTCGTAATTTGATGATGCTTGCTGGTAGTAGTATTCGTTCAGCGCATCCCCAAACGCTCTTGCGTCGCCAGAGTCACGGGCTACCCGCACGGCCTCTTTGAAAGGCTCAATCGGGTCTTGTTCTTTCATGTTCCCCCTCACGCTAATCCTCGTCGTAGGGGTCTACCCCAGCGAGTTTCGCGTAATACTCGTCTGAACCAGGAAGCAACGGATACTCAGGCGCACGATACGTCGTGTCCCGGTAGTCGCGCAACGCCTCAAAGGCCACGCTCATGCCGTCAATCTGGTTGTCCTTCTGCGTGCTGTAGCCCGGTGCCCTTCGGTCTATCGTGAACCGCCGACACTCCCCGGCAAACCGCCGCGCGTGGGCACTCGTTGGATCCCCGACGAACTTGATTCGCCCCTCTTCGGCCCGCGCTACCCAACCTGTAGCCCGCTGCCACTTGTCGCGGCCTCTCGTGGGCACCTGAACCAGGCTTCTAGGGTGCGTGTAGAACGGGTCTTGGGCCAAGTCGTCAATGAGGCTTAGGCTTGCTGTGCTTCGCTCTACGGCAACAAGGCAGGTCTGCCCCGGGTCCGCCTCGGCACGGTCTTTGATAGCGACCTTGAGAACCGACGGAGCAACCGCCCCGCACCATATCTGGTCTGCCATCACATACATAATGCCGCTCGACGCTCCGAGTCCAACCAAGATGCCCGCGCTCTCGTCTCCACCCTCGGTAAGACCCGTGTCCCAACCCCGGCAGAAGATGTAGCAGGGTTCGGGCAAAGAGGGCACCCAGGTCCACTTGTCGGGGTTGATAAGCCCACCAGCCCCGACCGCGCTCCAATCGCCTTCTAGGAGCCTTCTACGGTCTATTTCTGGAAGGTTGCCTAGACGGTCGAGATACCCAGGGTCCTTCTCTAAGAGGGTCGGGTTCGCGTCATGCCTTGCAGCGATGAACGAGAGGCTTTGCGCCCCCTGAAACTTCTCACGGCTGTACCATAAACGACCGTCATCCAGCCGCCGGAACCAAAGAACCTCCCCGCTCTCGGCTGTAAACCGCTCCCCGTCTTGGATGAAGTCCGGGTTCACCCACGGGCCAATCAGGTTAGAGTAAACCCACGAGTCAGGATCGGGGTTGAGCGTCGCCCGCATATAGGACTTCACCCCGCACAGGCTACGGTTACGGCTTTGGAGGTACCAGAACTGCGACTCCGTGAAGTGCGTAAGCTCGTCCCACCCGATGTAGCAGATTTGAGCCCCTTGGTACTTGAGCTTGTCCTGCTCGTGCAGGATGCCGTCGAACGTGATGGAGGCACCCGTAGGGAACCGCCAGTCCAACTGCTGCTCACGGCCCTTGGCTCCGAGCCCCGCGTACCACTGCTGGCTCTCGTCCCAGAGGCCCCCGCTTTGCCGGACCTGCTCCCGGTCGCGCCGGAAGATAACCGCGTTGTAGCCCTGCTTGTGGATGTAGCGTAAGGGCTCAATGAGCAGACAGAACGTCTTGCCCGGTCCTGCCGCGCCACCGAAAACGATAATGTCCGCGTCCGTCTCGAAAAACTGAGTCTGCGGTCCGGGGTGCGGTCTAATCTCCCTCGGCTTCACGTTGTCCTTGGGGAACCAGGATCACGGTCGAGGTCGTCGCCACTTCACCACTCAGGCGCGTATCCGAATCCCGCCGCTCAATCCACATAGCCAGGTTCTTCCCGGCCATCTCTACCGCTCTCAGTCGGTCTTTGAGGCTTGCGGTGGGGTCGTCCATCGCGTTCTTCAAGTGCTGGAGCAGGTATTCCTGGGTGATACCGAGCTTTTCCGCCGCCGTCTGCTGAAGTTCTCCGATACGGGCTCTCACCTTATCATTTGCAATCAAGCGGCTCGCGTTCTGGTCGGACCCATCCACTGAGTAGCCCGCGCTGATATACGCCTGCCTCGCGTTCCCGCCGTTGGCCGCGTACTCCAAACAGAACCGCTCCTGCTGGTCGGTGAGTCCGTGTGGGTTCGTGCGCGCCATTGTCTACTACTCCGTCTACCTAGTAATTCTACTGGACTTTCGTCTTAGGGTTGCTTTTCTGTCGCAAGGGTGCGATAATACAACTGTGAGCGGGCAACCGCTTCCAGGTGAAACCAAATGATCCAAACCCTTTCCACCGGCCAAGCCGCCGACCTTCTTTGCGCCGACCAATACGCCAAGTGGACGTATGCCGCCGCCCGTGCCCTGGTTGAGTACCTCGAAGAACTTGAGGACGAAACCGGGACGCCTATCGAATTTGACGCTACGGCTATCCGCTGCGACTACTCGGAATATGAGTCCGCTTTAGAGGCCGCTACCGAGTTCGGGTTTGAGGCCGATGAGGACGAAGATGAGGACGAACGCAAAGAATCCGCCTTAGCGTGGCTCCAAGGCCGCACTCAGGTCGTCGAGTTCGAGGGCGGCGTTGTCGTCGCCGCGTTCTAGGGAGAATCAACATGAACAAGCAAGCCACTACGGCCCTAGCCAACGAACTCAAAGCCCTCGGGCTAACCCGCCGACAAGCGGTATTCGCCACTCGATTCATCCAAACGTTTTTCAAAGCCTGGTTCTTGCGCGTTACGGACGTGCATAGACCGGGGACCATGAACCCGCGAGATGCCATTTCCATCCTCGACATTGAGCAGTTATTGCGCGTACATCACGGCTTCTGGGATGGCGTTGAGAACGACTAGTCGAAACCCCCTCGGGGGTCTGTAGGATTGCCGCCCTACACTGATGAGACAGGCAAACAGGTGAGACTCAATGAACAAGACCACACTCTACGCCCGCTATGAGCGAACACAAGACCCCATCGCCTCCAAGTACCTACCCCTTGAAGGTCAAGCCCGATACCGTTCCATGCAAGACGTGGCGATTTACCGAGACCGCGAGTGTCGTTCTTTACGGGTTCGCGTCACCCCTAGCGAACGCCGGGGCATTACCCGCAATTCTAAGTCATTCACGCTCAACTGCATGGACTACGCCCTCTCTTGGGTGGACGACCAGACGCCTAGCCTTGCTGAACTTCGTGCCGCCCGCCTGGAAGAACTCCGAACGGAACTCCAAGCCGAGCGCATCTCCTACGACGGACTGATGGAACTCCAATCCCTAGCCCGTTTCATTGATCCGGGTGACGTTGAACTGCTCGAAGCCGCCGGGGTGCCCGAATGAACGTTTCCGACTTTCAACCCGGCGCATTCTACGAACTGGTGCAGGAAGATGGCATACCGCGCCGCTGCTTCCCCTCTGAGTTCGCTACCAATGCAAGCCCGCAACGAGTACGGTTCGAGCGCACAAGCCCGGATGGCAAGTGGCTCCACTTCACCTTATTCTTGAAAGGCCGCCGCGTAGATGAACATGGAAACGAGACCGAGCCGTGGTACGTTGCCGAGCGTGGCTACCACGCCCAAAAGGTGCGCGCGTCTCAGTGCCATATCCTCAAGCCTGTTACCGAGGCAACCGAGTGACCGTAGCCGAAGCCGCTAAGACCTGGGGCGTTCATCGCTCCCGAGTCCTTATCTGGATCAAAGAGGGGCGCGTTCCCGCAACCCTCACTCAAACGCCTCTCGGTTCCTTCTGGGTCATCCCAGACGACACCCCGAAACCCGAAGCCAAACCCCCTTGGGGGCACACCCGCAAAAAGTGAACTGGTCCGCCTCGCGCGGGCCTTTTCTTTTGCCTAAACTAGTCTTTGCGGAAAGCGGATGAACTCGGGCTTCATTGGGCAAGATTCTTGAGCGCGGTCCCATACTTCCGAATCGTGCGCTGGATAGCCGCCTCGCGACTTGGGATGAACGCATCCGCCCGACCCGTGATCTTAGCCCCGACCCATTCAATGCGGAGGTACCGCAAGTCAGTGTTCAATCCAACGCGGCATGCCTTGCCTTCCTTCACTCCACTACCTCTAGGTTTTCAACCCGGACAATCGCGTTAGGGAGCGGCACCCCGTCGCGCCCCGTGAACTTCACCAGCACCTTCTCATCGCTGATGACGTGGCTAATCACGCCCACCATGCCGGAGAACCGAGAGGACCGGCCAAACTTTAGCCGCCAAGGATTGATCCGCACTTGGTCGCCCTTGTTCATTCTATGGCCTCGTGGGGCTCGGTTCGCACCGCCCGCCCGTCCACAATCGCAAAGTTTCGCTTGACCCAAGCCGGGTCCATCAAGAACGCGCTCCCATGCGGGCAAGCGTCCGACTCAATCACCGGAATCCCCCACACCCTGCGGGTTCTGCTCCACCTGCTCGCGTCCATAGCCCGCGCCCACGTTGCTTCGGGGTCACGGGTCGGCTCTCCCACTAGGGGGAACTCAAAGCGGATGAACTCGGGCTTGACGTTCAAGCGTGACACCCGATAACCAAAGCCTCTCCGTTCGGACCACGCGCCCAAAGCGAATCACAGCGACCAAACCGGGTGCCCGACTCAAGCCAGTCCACGTCGCTTCGCTCCATGTAATCGGGAAGCACTGCTATCCAGTCCTCATCCCCGCCGTTCTCCGACTTCTCCTGCAAGACCTTGGGGGCGTTGTAGAACGGGAACACCACGATAGGGGCGTCTCGGTTGTATTCTCTCGCGGACGAGTATTCCCATTCCCCCTCATCCGAGTCCTCGGGAAGTAACTGCTTGCACCGCTCTAGGATCGGGGCGAGTTCTTCCGGTGGCATCAGCATCAACGCCTCAACGACGTGACAGATGTTCATGGACGGCCAGTTACCCGGCATGGGTCAATTCCTCTAGTGTCATCTTTCCCCCTTTGCGGAGAGGGGCGACTTCCTGTCACCCCTTCGGGCCTCCGCTGGATGGTGAGTGGGCACCACCCAAACTGAATGAGGGCGAGGCTGGCTTTTATGCGCTTACCAGCTGGCGGTACTTATGACCAGGGAGAAGGCATGAACCCCCGGCGCATTACCACCCTCAAACTGTGCTGATTGTACCCCGAGAGGTACAGATATGTCTACGACAACAATTCGGATTTTGACGAAGCCAGCCCAAGCGTTTCGGACTCCTTCTGCCACTCGTGCAGTTCTTCTTCCGTGATGCCGTACTTCTTCAAAGACCGTCCCCGGTTTGCGCTGTAAACGCACCGGGGGTAATCCACCGGGCCGGGATAGTACCCACGGCGTCGCAGTATCGGGTCGCTGTAGACTCCCCAAAACATCGCGGCGCGGATGGCCTGAAACGGCTCGCACTTCGCCCACACTTCAAGCAGGGCTGTCATCTTGTGGCTATAGCCGACGTGCAACTCACGGCAGGTCCATAGCCGCTCAAATCGCTCGACGGCGTAGGTCAATGAATGCTCGCGTCCGTCCATGTAGCAACCAATGCTGGCAACGATCTCCCCCTTGGGGAACTCGGCCTCCCACAAGAGCCGAACCATCTTGGTTTTCGCCTCATTGAACGCGGCCTTTGCGGCGGCGCGTTCGGCGTTCGTCATGGGGACTGCGACGCGGACGTAGTAAGGGTCCGTTGTGAGTTCGGGCTTCGGCCCAAATGCGGAAAGGAGACGTCGAAACATCATTTCACCTGGACTTTCATTCTACCAGGCGACACCCGTCTACGACAACAAAATGAGGGCGGGAGCGACCCCGCCGGATTAACCTAGGCTTCATCATCCGCGCGTCTCGGAGATAGGAAGTGCCCCAGGGCAAGATGGGCGAGAGGGCTAGGAAGGTCACCTGTGACGGGTGCCTTCTGGGGACACGCAAACCAGGATCGCGTCACCGTCCCGGCGGGTACCCACCCTCTCGTTGTTGCGGAAAAGAACCCCGTTCGGGATTCCAGAACGACGAACGGATTACTCGGTCGCGCCGATGGAGCCCGAACCCAGACCGCCACCGCTCGAAGTACCAGAGCCCGAACCCGAGCCGGAACCCGTGCTGTCACCGAAGCCAAACGTACCCGCGCCGT